ATCTGGAACGGCATCAGCGCGGCCAAGGATGCCGAACGCGTCGCCGATCTTGCCCGCGCTGGATGCCACCCAGCCGGTGAACGCCTGCCACCAGTCGGGCAGCCGTTCGTTCGTGGTCTTCAGGAGCTCGGCGACGAAGCCGCCGATGATGATGCCGGCCGTCAGCGCGAGCGCGCCCGCGATCACCAGGGGCAGTTGGGTCAGGGCGAGCACCAGGGCACCCGCGATCAGGAGGACCTTGAAGGTCTCCACGGGGTTGGCCATGGCGTATTCGGCGAGCCGCTGACCGAACGAGGCCAGGCCTGCCGCAGCGTGCGGGGCGAGGTCGGCGACCTTCTGCGCGAGGCGCTGACCGAGGATGGCGACGAAGCCGAGGACGCGGTCGACGCCCTCGTCGCCGCCCTCTCCGGCCTCTGCCCAGGCGCCGCGGATCGCCTTGCCGAACCGGTCCTTGAAGTCGAGGGCGGCAGGGATCACGGTGCCGCCGAGGAAGTCGATGACGTTCTGCTGGACGCCCCGCTTGAAGGCCTCCATCTTCATCGCCGGAGAGTCCTCCAGCTTGTCGACGACGTTGTCGGCTGCGCCGGCCACGTCGTCGAAGCCGCCCGCTGCGGCCGCCGAGGCGGGGTCGAGCGCATACAACGCGTCCGCCTGGGTGTTGGCGAGGTCGCCGAACAGGGTCTGTGCTGCGGTGAGACGGAGGGTGGCGTCGTCGGTGCCGCGCAGGGCGTCCATCGTGTCCTGCAGCGCCGAGGTCGCCTCGTCGCCGCCGGCCCGCATGCGCCGGCCGATGTCCGCGCCGGACAGGCCGATCGACTTGAACGCCTCGTTGACCTTGTCGCCTCCGGCCAGGGCCATCTCGCTGAAAATTCCGATGGCGTCCGCGACGGCGTCCGAGTCCCGGGCGCCAGCCTCGAGGCCCTGGCTGATCAGACCGAGGGCCGTCTTGCCGTCCAGGCCCACCCGCCGGAAGAGGGTGGAGTACTCGTTGAACGTGTCGAGCAGGTCGTCACTCTTGTTGGCGACGCTGCCCAGGCCGGCCGCGATGAGGTCCATGGCCTCTTCGAAGCTGTCGGCCAGGCCGGTCTTCACCAGCTGACCGGCGGCCGCGGTGGTCTTATTGACCTCCTGGTCAAACGCCTTGGAGAGACCCAGGGCAGCCTTGGTCATGTCCTCCAGACCCTGCCGGTTGCCCGTGAACTCGTCCATGTTCAGGGTGACGGACTTGATCGCGTCGCCGACCTCGGTGGCCGACTCCCCCCACCCCTGCACGAACACGTTCGTCATGGCGTCCGTTGCCGCGCCCACGTCCGCGGTGGTGTTCGCGAGCTGCGCCTCGAGGCGGGTGGTCGCCTCGGATACGTCCATCGCCTGCGCCAGCGTCGACATGATGGCCGCTCCGGCGAGAGCGCCGGCCGCCGCGCCGACGGTCGCCAGGGCGGGCCCCATCTTCGAGCCGTTGGCGGCGACGTCGTCGGCCATCCCCTCCGTCTCGCTGTCGACGGTCTCGCGCGCCGACCGCATGCCCGGGCCGGTGTCGTCCCGGGTCGACAGGGCGAAGACCAGACTGGTGTCCGACACGACGAACCCCCTCTCCTGTTACCGCCGCTGGGAGGCCTTCTCCACCTGAGCGAGGTACTCGTCCAGCCAGGCCAGGTAGTGGTCGGCCTCTTCGACGGTCATCACGTCCCAGTCGCGGGGCCCGATGCCGAGTAGGTGAGCTGCGTTGCCCAGGTGCTTCAGACGGCGAACGGCAGCCGGGCTTTTCCCTCGTCGTCCGGCGCCTCGTCGTGGCCCTTGAGCATGGCCTCGGCCACGTCGTCCTCGCCCTTCTCGCGGAGCCGCTCCGCGGCGAGGGTGATCTCGCCCTTCGTCATCTCCACCGTGAGTTCGTCCCAGCAGAAGTCGACGTCTTCGTAGCTGATGCCAGGGTGCTGCCGCTTCAGCAGGACGTGCAGCAGCGCCCGCCGGCACAGCGAGTGGCCCCTGAGCACGCCCATGGTGAACTGCTGGAACGACATGCCGGTGCGCTTCTCCAGCGCCTCCCGCTCGGCCGACATCAGCTTGTTGGGGTTGTAGTCGAAGACCTGCTCGTCGCCGTCTTCAGGGGAGTACGTGACCTTCACTTCGGCCTCATCTGTTCAGTCGGATCGGGATGCGATGCGGTTGACCATGTCCGCCAGGGCGAACTGCACGGCCCGCCGGTAGGTGTCCCGCTCGCCCTCAAAGGCGTGGTCGAACCACTTGACCTTGCCGCTCTGCTGGACCCACACCTCGCGGTTGCCGTACACGGGGTGTCGCCAGCCGCTGGCCCGGTTGGTGCGCTTCGGGGCGTTGGGGAAGTTCCGCAGGTTCTTGGTCTTGAACGCCTTGATCTTGGCCCCGGGGAACTTGCCGGAGATGCGGACCTCGGGCCTGATCTTCCGGGCGATCGCGCTCTTAAGCGCGGGCCCATCGTGCGGGGTCGTCGACGACATCGACATGATCGACGATTTCGCCCGGACGGCGCCCGGCTTCAGCGCCTCACGCATGTTCCGCGTGAGCTCCTTGCGCAGCTGCTTGCCGTCCTCCTCGGCGCGCAGCGCGCGGGAGATCTGCCGCAGGTTCTGCGGGGTCAGCTCCAGCCCGAGCCGGGACGTGTCCGCCATCTCAGGCCCCTGCTACGCGGTGGCCCGGGTGACCGCCCCGGACGTGCTGAAGTCCTGCGAGACGGTGGCCTCGTCGCCGACCGAGCCGGTGACCGGCGACCAGCCGGAGATCAGGATGTTCCCCGAGTAGGACGGGTTCGACGTGCCCACGGAAGCCTGGTCGGGGCGCACCTCGAACGGTACGACCGTGCCCAGCAGCGGCCACATGATCGAGTCCAGCTCGGTGGCGGCGAAGTCCTGGAGGAACTCGCACGCGAGCGTGCCGGACTTGAGGCCGCCGATGACTTCCTTCCAGCCCAGCGACTTGTAGTTGGTGACGTCCTTCTCCTCCACCTCCACCGCGATCTCCGCCTTGCGGGTGTACTCGCTGAGGTCGTTGGAGTTGATGGACAGGAACTCGGCGGTCAGCACCATCTTCGGCACGGCCGGCCTCCCTTTCAGGCATGACGAGACGCCCGAACCCACAGGGAGGGCCGGGCCAGGGGATAGGGGTGGTCAGCCGATGCCGAGAGCAGCGGCGAACAGGAAGCTCGGCGTGGTGCCGGAGATCGTCCACGCCACACGCCACCACGTGTCGGTGATAGCAGTGCCGTCGGTACGCAGGATCTGCCCGCCCGCGTCGGCGGCCGGATCGAACGTGAGGCGGGTGGTGGGGCTGGCGAACGTGTCGTCCGCCGCCGATTCCACGCTGGCCGTGATGCTCGGGGTGGTGCCCGCCACGGACAGCACGTGCAGCGCTGCGTACAGGCGTTTGCCCGCAGCGACGGCTCCCACTTCGAGGCCGGTACCGGAGCCGGTCGTGGTGCGGGCGGTGCCGGGCGGGTGGGCGAACTGGCCGCGCACCAGCGGCCAGGAACCCGTCGCCATCGACGCCCACGGGGCGACCTCGCCGACCTCGCCGAGCAGCGTGTAGTCGGCGCGCATCGCCCGCGTCAGGTACGCCAGGGCGCCCACGGCCGCGCTGTTGTTGCCGCTGATCGACCAGGGGCCGACACCGCCGAGCTGCGCCCAGGTCGAGTCGTCGACCATCGTGTCGTCGCCGGCCTCCCACTGCCCCTCACCGGAGATCTGCGAGGACGCCAGCCCGCCGACGAGTTCACCCCAGCCGCCGGAGCCGTAGTTCGTGGTGGGCTTCTCCTCCACCTCGGACGACAACTCCAGCTTGTTGGAGACGCTGGTCAGGTCCAGGCCGCCGGTGAAACAGCGCACGTTGAGCAGGACGGACTTACCCACCGTCGTCCTCCTTCCTGCTCTTGCGCCGCGCACGCGGCGGCGGGTCGGTCACTTCCTCGGCCACCTCGGAGGCGACCAGGTGCGCGGCCACGGTGGTCGGCAGGTCGTCGACCACGTCGCCCACGGCGGGCCACGGCCGGCCATGCAGGAGCGCGCCCTCGGGCTGGCTCACCAGGATCCGGATCTTCATCAGGTACTCCCGTCGCCGATCACCTTGATGACCAGCTCGGCGCCCACGTAGGTGGAGCCCGCGTGCTCGAACCACCTGTATCCCTGGATCCGCTGGACATGGAGGTCGTGGGCCAGGCCGCCGAGCGCGTACTCGCCAGGCCCGCCGCGGGCCGCCTCGATCGCCGCCTTCAGCGAGGCCGCGCCCGACCCGGACAGCAGCGCGTCAAGGATGCGCTGAGAGGACCGGTCGTCGGCGCGGCCGGCCAGCACCCGGCAGGTGAACAGCAGCTCGTCCAGCTTGCGGCCCATCGCCTTGTCGAACGTGACCTCTACCTCGCCGACGAAGAAGCACGGGGCGACGATCGAGTCGGGCACGTAGCCGGTGCACTTCAGCTTGCCGATGCCGGCGGGCAGGACGACTACGCGCGCCGCGTCCGCGATCGCGTCGCGTACCTCGGAGATCTGCACGGCGTCTCCTATCCGAAACCGGGGAGGATGAAGTGCTCGATCAGCGCCCACACGTCCGGGTCCCGCCGTGACAGCCGCACCACACCCCATTCAGCGGAGCCGGTGACGCCCTCCGGGCTGTCCTTGCGCTTGAACAGGCGGGACGCCTGCAGGAGTGTGGCCTGCTCAATCTCCTCGGGCACCGCGGGCCACCCCCACTGAGCGGTGACGCGGACCCGTGTCGTACCGGATCCCCAGCTCGAGGAGGTACTTAGCAGGGAGGTGACGGCCCGGCCACGCACGATGGCGTTGTCCGGGCCGGTCTCGTAGTCGGTGAACGCAGTGAACGAGCCGCCCGACCCCATCTCCACCACCGTCGGCGCCACGCCAGCGTCGTCGATGAGGAGCCGGGCCCCGAACACGTCGAACACCACCTTGCCCGCCGGGTTGTAGGTGCGAGCGGTAGCCGTCGCGTCCAGGTAGAAGCGGCGGCCGGTGGCCCGGTCGATACTGCGCGAGGCGGCGGCGAGCGCCCTGGACAGCAGCGTGTCCCGGCTGTCGTCGTCTGCCTCGATGGCCAGCATCTCCTTGAGGACCGACAGGTCGGCGTACTCGTTGGCCACGGCCTACTCCTTGGGCGTCTCGCCCTTGCCGGCACGTCCGCGGCGCCGGGCGGGGGGCTTGGCCGCGGGCGAGACGGTCACCTCTGCAGGCGGGGCCGTCGCCGTCTCCACAGGCGGCCCGTCATCGACGGGTTCGGCAAGACCCGATGCGAGGAGACGCACAGCCTCGGTGTCCGGCAGGGTCGCGGTCTCGCCGGGGGCCGGCCACCGTGCGCCGTTGCGGGTGCCGGACATGGCGACGAGCATGCGGATCTTCACAGGGCCCTCCTCAGGCGCGTGCGACGGGCGCGTAGCGGGGCGAGTTGAGGATGATGTGG